ACAACGCCTGGATTGGCTTTAGTGATGGCTGTGATGTTGGTCGCGGTCTGCGTGATAATCGCGTGGTCTTTATAGAACCGGAAGTACTGGTCCCCGACCTCGATGGCATAAGCCTGCGTCAGCCCGAACTGGAAGCGGATCAGGGCTGTCCTGTTGGATGAGTTCTTGACCGCCTTGACGTATTGGGTCCCGCTCCGCATAGCGGCAGGACCCTGTGTCAGCGGAATCATGTTCGAGCAGGTCTTGAGACCTACCCCATAGAATTCCTTGTCCACCCGCGCTTCGAGCAGGGGGCTGAGTTCGCCGGCATTCAGGGCTGTGAAGGCGTGCTGGCTCTTTGCCATGGTGTCAGGCCCTCGCGTTCAGCCAGTCACCGTCCGGCATCTCTTCGGCTGGATTGGCCTGCGCGTCCGCACGCTTGGCCTGCCCGAGTAACCGCTCGTACATTTCCCAGAGTTGCTCGGGAGTAACCCGGCTCTCCACAATCCCTGAAATCTCGAAGGCCCAGCGGGCAGAGAGAGCGGCAACGAAGGTCGGGCTGAACTTGCTCGTGTCCGTTACCCGGTAGATGTACCGGATGTTCAGCGGCCCCTCGTCGTCGCACAGAATCTTGTCAATCTCGTTCTGGTAATCGACCTTCGTCCCCTCGACGGAGAGAAAGCGCAGGCAGTCAGCCGGAAGCGTGTACTGGTAGTCGTAGCCCCATGCGGGCGTATCGACATCAGCCGCAAGCTCCACGCGCTTTACAGCAAAGTTCCACGGGTGGGATTCGACCAGTTCATCACGGACCATTTCATAGACCCGGTTAAGGGCCTGTCCGGCGATGGTGGTGTCAGACGCAAGGTCGCTCAAATAGCCAGAACCCGGCCCCAATTTCGTCAGGGCCAGGTTGGCAATCTGCGTTACCGTCCATGTAGAGGCCATTGCTCAGGCCCCTGTGTTACGGAAGGTTCTGCGTCTGGATGATTTTGTCGCGGAACAGTTGCAGGGCAATCAGGACGTGCTCTTTGCTCGTACCGTTTGCGATGTTCAGTTCCACTGCGTCCGTGGGGGCAGAGCCGCCTGTGGCTTCCGAAACGTAATTCGGGCCGTCCAAGTTGTCGCCTTTTCCCCACCCCAACTGTACCGTAGCCATTGGCTAAATCTCCGAAAGAGTGAAGGGCGGAGGAGGTTAAGCCCCCGCCCGATTTGCTTTAGGCGATCTTGGCAACCGCCAGGTAGCCACGGAACACCGCAGCCGCCGGGATCGTGCCGCCCGTGACCGAAGCCACGACTGACACGCCGTCCGTGTTGGTCGATCCGCCGATGTTCAGGTAGATGCCAGCAGCGTCCGCAATCACAGCGTCCGAGCCCATCGCAGCCGAACCGGCTGACGACATGTCGATGTTCTCATCCATGCGGGTGAGGGCAGCGGCGACAGTAGCGCCCGCCTCGTCCGTATGAGCCGAGAAGCCGATGTCCGTGACGCGCGAAGCGCCAAAGGCCGACCACTGGATGAAGGAGAGCTTCGGAAGGATGACGTATCGACCGCGCTGCAAGTAGAGCAGTGTTGCCGATGAGCCGTCATCGCCCGCAGCCGCGCCCTGCACGAAATTGAAGGGCACGTACTGAATGTCGCGGAAGTAGATGGACGACACGCCGCCGTTGGTACGGGGGTCGGTGACGTCTTTGTACTCCGCAGAGGTTTCGTTGGTAACCGCCATGGGTCAGGGTCCTTACGTTGTAACGAGAATCTGAACGATCTTCGACTCGTGGGTGCGGGTCGCACCGAAAGTCGCCATCGCGTAGGTCTGCCACGGGTCGCCGCGCAGGTCCGTCCGCATCGTGACCGAGGTCGTGATGTCTTCCCACGTCTTCAGGTGGATAGCCGACTTCACGAACAGCGGGCAGCGGTAGTAGGTGGACGTGTCCAGACGCTCGCAGCGCACGAACTGAATGCCAAGGTAGGAATCAACCTTGCCTTCCTTCAGAACCATGCTGTCGTTGTACTCGCGACCGATGACCTGTGCTTCTTTCAGCAGGTCGTCTTCCATCTTCGCGTTGATGACGCAGACCGGCGGATCGCGGTCGAGGTCATTGTGAGCCGCGCGCAGCTTGCGCAGGGCACCACGAAGCTTCGCCACGGTAAGGCCCGTGTTGGCAGCGGCTTCATAGTTCACAGCAATCTGGAAGTTGGACGTGTCGAATGCCTGGGTCGAACCGCCGGTTTCACCGGTAACGGCAGAACCCCACATCTGGGCGATGATCTCGTCATCCATTTCGCGACCGATGGCGTTGATGGCGTTCTGAACCTTCGCGGACGAAGGGTCATTCAGCATCTTCAACTGGTCGAAGTGGTCGATGATCTGGGTCACGTCATACGAGACCGGCTGAACCCAGCGACGGGTCACGGCTGCGTTGACGGGGACTTTGGTCTGAAGCTGGCCCGTGACGATGGAGGCTTCAATTGCCTCTTCACGGTCTACCGCTACAGCCTGCTTCGCACCGGAGACGGTCGAGGACATGACGTAGGGGCGGAGTTTCGAGCCCTGCTGTTGAAGACCCAGTTCAAGGGCAGCCTTGAAATCCTGGGCAAAGAGTGTCGGGTTGTAATTCAGCGACATGGCGCTGGGTGCCTTTCGAAATGAAAACCGCTATGGGGTGCGGCGTCCCGTTCGAATGCAGGCTTGTCTGCTATGGCGTATGCGGGTCCGGCGTTAGCCGACTTGTCCGCTACCAATGCGCAGGTCGAACATTCAGGTACTGTCTTTGTCTGGTGTCTGACTCGCGCCCAAGCGTTCAACCGACTTGAGGATGTTCGTCTTCGTCTTGGAGACGGGAGGCTGTCCCTGCGTGACCCATTCCCACAGCCCGTCCGCGACCCGCTTCACATCAGGCGGGTTGCAGTTCGGGGCGGTCAGGCCAGCCGCTAGCTTCAGGATTTCAATGCGCTGGTCGATGATGTCTGACATGGGTCAAGCCTCGGCGATGCGACGAAGCTGGGTCCACTCACTGAGCGCGGCTGCATGTCCCGGATGGTCCGCCCGTGTGAGCGCGTTGTACTTGTCGGGATTGCCCTTGAAGCCAGCGATTGCCTGCCGCGCCTGGTCCTTCGTCATGGCCCGATGCTGCCCGTCTGAGGCAACGAACCCAGCCTCCACCTTCGCCTCACCGATCATGTGGGCAAGGGAAAGCATTTCCCGGGTGCCTAGGGCGCGCTCGAGCGCGTCAATCTTCGCGTCATCCATCTTCAACTGCTGCTTGATGAGCGTGAAGCCACGGGAGGCGATGTCATGGAAGGCAGGCCACTTGTCCCCCTGCTCCAGCTTCATGCGCTCCGCCGCCTGTTCCGACGCCTTCACATACGCCTCGTGCTGCGCTTCCTGCGCTTTGGTCGCCATCTCAGTCGTAGTCGCGATCAGCTTGGAAGCCTGCTCATTCGACAGGCCCAACTGATGGAAGACCGGAGACCACTGCTGGAGGGCTTCCGGCTTCAGGGCCTTGCCCGCTTCGCCGAGGTCGTACTTGTCCGGTGCTTCGGGAACGCCCATCGCCGCCTTGATCTTCGCCCAGCCTGCCGTGTCTTCCGGCTTCGGGGGCTCGAAGGAACGAGACGAGAGCGCCTTCTCGGCGTTCTGGTAGGCTTCGGCCAGAGCGGCAGCGGACTTGAACCCCTTGCCCTGAACGTACTGCTGGACCTCGGGCTTCGCACCCTCACCCAGCCAGGAGAAGTCCGGGGCTGACGTGGTGGCTGCGGTCGTGGTCGTTGCCGCTGCTGCCGGGGCTTCAGTCGTTGCCGTTGTGGTGGCTGTCGTGGCTTCACTCATCGGTCATTAGCTCCATCAAGGCGGCTTCATCGAACTTGAGCAGCCGCAGAATTCGGTTCACCGTCTCTCGTCTGACGGCCATGATTAGGGTTCGGTCGGGATCGTTCGGGACGTAGCCCACGTCGAAATACTTCGCCGGTCCCATCAGGGATTTGAGGATCAGCTTCCCGTCCGCGTGCAGCTTGCCCTTGCCGTCGAGCAGGACCCGACGCCACGCATTGCTTTCACGTCTCTTCGCACTGATGAAATCCAGCACATTCTGGGCGACGCCCATCATTCACCTCTAGCGATAGCCCCCGCTTCCGCCACGTCTTTGACTGCCCCTGCCAGACCCGGAGCCGATGCCGCCATCTGCTGGGCCTGCTGCGCCTTCGCGCGCTGCTCGCGCTTCGCCTGCACAACATCAAGGTTGGTAAGGATTTTCTCAGGGACACCCATTGTCCGCGCCCTGTGTCGGGCC